CCGGAATAGCATCAAAAGATGCGTCACCGTCAAGAATCAGGCCGTCATAATCTTGGCTGTAATAAACACCAGCTTTGTCACCGCCAAACTCATTCGCAAGCTGATCCTCTCTAATCACCTCGTAATTAAGACGAGGTATTCCGTCTGGAATGTTGATTAATGCACTGACTGCACTAGCACTGCGCAGGTTTTGCTCGTTTTGAAACTTGATTAAATACTCGCCATTCAACAAAGGCAGCACAACTGATGTTGTACGTGCCTCAACCTTGCGAAGCACAGTGCTGTTTGACCAAGAACCACTGCCGTCCGTTTTTGATGAATGCTTAATGACTGCAACAAAAGCCTCAAGTTTTTGACCGCTTGCTGTTGCGCCCCAACGCAATGCAACTTGATCAACGCCAATAGCTTCGATCGTTACATCCTCTGGGTCAGGCGGCAAAGTAACTTGCGCTAAATCTGATGTGTCGTCACTCGTTCCACCAACAGGTATCTCCCTAATTACTCCGGTTGAATAAGCAGATTCTTTACGATCAGGATCAGGCCCTATCGCCTTAACCTGCACGATCAACTGCTTGCCAGGGACAAGCCCTGTGCTGATGTTAATCGAGTTGTTGTTTGTAGTTTGGTTGATCCAGTTGTTGCCGTCGCCAACTTTATATCGAACCTTGAAGCTAATAACAGAACCCGATAAGCCACGCGTCCAAGCAACTGTCGCTCGATTCGTTGTGTTCCGCCCGTCATCAATCTGCTGAAACGTAATCTTTACGTCCGTGGGTGTGCTTGGCTCCGCCCCATAGAAAAACGGATTTGGTGAATCCAGCTTGTTAGCCCGCTCCTCAACAACTCTGTAAATGCCATCAACATGCTTAACGCCCACAACCGCATACGTTCCCTCTTCACCTTCAGCGACTGACAAGCAACGGTATTTAGACAGTACCGCAGAATCATTTTTGATCGCATATAACGCATCGTCAGGCGGCACCTGCGTATAAGCAGACGCAAGCCTTACTTCATTGCCACTTACGCTTGCAATATCTCTTGTCTCAACTGTGCCATCTTTCATGACAACAGTCAGCTTATTGTTCGTACCAGAGGGCAAAGACGCTGTCTGATCTATACGAACAAATGGAGGCGTGCTGTCGTTACTAACGCCAACGATGCGGCCAGCTAATCGCGTCCCAAAACGCATCTCATCCGACACCTCAAACATTTGACCAGGCAAGACATTCAAACCTTCAAGGCCAACTGAGAACGTTACAGTTTCGTCGTGCAGCTTTTCGGATTGCATGATCCACCGCCCCATGCGTTGAGCCTGGTACTTAGACGTGCAGCCAAACGCAACGACGCTTTTCTCTTGTACGCCATATTTATCAATCAGGCTTCTATCTTCTATACAGATAAAGTTTGGCTTATAGAAGTTGTCAGGATCGTTGTACCGTACACGCACTCTTGTGCTGCGTGTTTTGAGTGACGATCCGCTGTAAGAGAAACTGCCATCAACAACGTTTGAATTGCTAAAGACATGAATTGCAGGAACATCTCCGTCGTCCAATCCTCCATGATCAGCCGCAATTTGTACGTTGTCTGACTTCCAGAACAGCATTCCACGGAAGACACTAGCCATGTCCTGCAGGACGCTAAACGCTTCAGCCTGCGATCCAATAACCGTGTTGATTGCAAATCGTGCTTCTTTTTTTGCTTCACCCTGATCATTTACATACTCAACCTCTTCATTGCAGTATTTCGCAATTTCAATTAGATCAACCCAGTTGATATTTGACTGATCAATAAAATCGCCCGCGCCATATCGCCTGTTGGTGAGCAGATCGACGAAGCAACAAACGGGACACGTTGTCCAAGCCCTATTTTCTTGCAAGCTGCCGTCAAATGGCACATTATCGAATTTCAACCTGCCACTTTTTGCGACAGTTGCATTGGACGGTATTTTTACTTTGAGACCTTTTACGTCATACGCTCTTGCAGGTAATGTGCTGTACTGCTCTGCGTCCAGGCTGAGAGATACAAGCGCCGTGTGCGGATAGGCCGTGCCAAATTTTTTGCCAACAACTATGTTGGTCCAAAAGATTTGATCAGCTCGCTTATTGGCTATAGGAGTTCTTTTCGGAAGATCCTCAAAATCCTTAAACGATATTTCAAAAGCATCCTCAGGCTCTGCAAACGCAACCTTGCGCACTCTGATTCTGTAAGGGCCTTTCTTGTTTGTAAGATCAATAGCTTGCGTTTTGAATTGGTAAGGAGAGGTGCAAATACCTTTGATTATGTTTTTCTTTTCTTGGTTTTCGACTTCTATATCTACTGTGCTCCAGCCGCCATCGCGTCCGCAGATGTCCACTTGTAGTTTAATTTGCGCAAAAAATAATTGCCCCCGTGCCAAACCCTCAACGGCAACGCAATACAGCTGTGGAATAGTAAATGTAAGCTCAACAAAGTCAACGTCAACATCCGTTATAGCCCGTGTGACTTGACCTTCGCCGTAATTTCGTCCTCCTCTTTTAACTTGATTAGTACCGTCCTCAGTCAATTTTTCACTATATCTGGACCCAATTTCCTGATTAACCTCTTCAAGTGTTGTCTGCTGATCCTGAAAAGTAGACCCAGTTTCAAACGGGCCTTGCGTGCCTGTTCCTTCTTTTGTCAAAAATTGAACAGTTTTATCAGTAAGCTGTTTACGCGTAACTATTGTTTCGTTTAAAAAAACGCTTTTCTTTTCGCGATCTCCTGTCTCTACCAAGCCCTCAATCGGACCTTCGCACAGGGCGTCAATGATTTTTAGCGTGGTCTTAGAGTTGAGAGCCATGGCGAATTAGTCGTCTCCGTCCAAAAGGTTGTAACCGTAAGCGTGCAGGGTTAGCGTTGCATCATCATGCACTCCAACATCAATAATTTCAACTGCAATCTCCACTCTATTCTTGTCGGGGACTTTAGGCATTTGCAGCCTGTGCCCATAGACAATTTTATTGCTTTGGTAAAAGAGACCCTGTACGGTCACATCAGCAGTCGCAACATCTACATCGTCACCACTGCCGCCTTCCAGCGTTGCAGTGATCCTATACCTGATGAAGCCGTCTATCTTAGTTGAACCCTTGTCGGCAACGTAATCAAACAACCCTTTTTCTATCTTAAATAAAATATCCAGGCTTTTTCTTTTGTCTTTAATGTACTTTAAGTCGTCAACTTCAGTGATTTTTTGCTCTTCGTCAAGAGTCTGATTGTTGGTCGGACCAAACGTCTTATTAACCAGAATTCTTTTTTTCTTATCTGCGTCAGAGCTTTTAATTTCTTTAATATCTTTTCGCCCCTTTAGTCCGCCATGGCTTTCTAGCTCACGAGTAACTTTCTCGCCGTTAATACTAAAAGTTTGTAATCCTGGCGCTTGCGTTGTTGTTTTGAGCGGGTCTGAATCATCAGAAACAACAAGGTTGGCAGCTAGCAAATGACTTCCTGCAATCACACGACCGTAAATTACAGGCACTGTCGCTCCAGTTCCAACAGTGTTAGCTGGTCCGGTGAAAGCGTAATTTGCTTGACCCATTGCACCACGCGTAACGCCATCAGGGCCAGGACCGCGTACGTTTGTGCCTTCGCCTCTAATCCTGTTAGCACCAAGATTGCCAAGCTGTGGCTGCGGTGAGATCAGGTTTGCAGTGCCAGAGAGAATCAAGCTTGCGCCGACTGCACTTAAACCTGTACCAATCAACGTCCCAACAGTTGCCGTGCCAGCAGCAGTAGTCAACGCACCAACACCAAAAAAGCTGGTCGTTCCAAATAAACCAGCACCAGGCAGCAAGAACGACGCAGCAACTAAGCCAACCCCAATCAATATCTGTGTTGTACTGCCACCACCCGCACCAGAAATCACAGGCACCACAAGCAATGGCTTGCTCCCAAACGGCAACTGCAACTCGTCATATCCCATTGCCGCACCACCTTGGATAACCTTGTACCCAACGCCGTTATGGTGCGCCTGCATCAGCTCCTGCTTCAACGCTGGATAGTTGATGCACAGCAGCTTGATCGCATCTGCTGGCGTCTGAAGGTTGTAATACTCGTGGTGCTTGCCGTACTTCTCGCCAAGCTCACCTGCCAACATGACAAGTTGCATGACGAAACACAGCCGCAATTCTTTTTCGATAATACTGCCGCAACGGTTCTACCGCACTGATGCTGTCTACACGTTGGTGCAGGATCTTGTCGTCGCCTACATAAATTGCACCGTGCATTGGTGTTCTCGTACCAAGGCGCATCACCAACAGATCGCTCTTCTGTCGATCGTCTAACGCGACAGGTTTAAATTCAAGTGACTTTGCGTAACGCAGAAAAATGCTATCTGTCGTACCAAGATCCTCAGGTCGCGGAAAGTCTGGCAACTTAACGCCGATCAACTCATAGTATTGCCGCACCAGTGTGTAGCAATCTTGTTTGCCGTACTGCCAATGCTGACCAACTAAGGGTCGATAATCAACCATTGCTGATCCGGTACAGAGAAAACGTACCAAGGCAGTTTAGTTTGCTTGCAAGCGTCACGGTCATGATCGCTAACAGGTGTGCCTTTTGGATGCGAGTGAACTACGCCTTCGATTGGACCGAAGTACATAGCTCGTGCATAGTCAACAGGATCAATTACAAAGTTTTCCCTAGGCTCAGGCGCAATGTTGCGGCATGGGAAATAGCTGTCATTGACAATCAATCCGCATGACTCCTCAGGCGATTTAGCGTGTGCGTGCCTTTCGGCTTCACGCTTGAAGTCTTGCGCCATAAAATCCTCCAAAAGGCAAGTTTTCCGGACCGAATCTTGCCTGGCAGCTAGACAGTCTTTTGCCGCAAACATCTGCAGCTTTTCTTTCCTCTAGTGTGCCACCAGTTATTTGCTGATCATCAATCGTAAAACAATCGTCACCAACATAAGGACACTCCCTACCACCGCGATAAGTCCACGGACAGAATTCTTCAATAGTCCTGCGAGGCAAAGCTAAGTTCGTCAGATCAAGCTTTGGCGCTAGCTCAAACTCTACAAACTGAGGATTCTCTGAGGAAACCCTGTCGATGTACCAGGTCTCAACAATTTTGGCATCAGGGTCAGCAGTGTCGTTAAACGTCTCCTCAATCAAAGTGTCCCCATCTTGCGTAATCAAAAAATCTTCTACATCCGACTCACGAGTAAACCCAACATCCTCATTGAAGTTTGTTGTGTCGATAAACTTGGCAAACGTGCGGATGCGTCTGACTTCTGCCGCCAGTGGGTTGTATAGCAGCATCAAGCTAGTAATTGCATTATTAACGTTGGCGACTCGAAGCGTTGGGCGTGGCAACGTTCCTTTTGCGGAAAATTCAAAACCGTCAATCTCTACAGGAACCGCAGGGTAGGTTTGGCCGCCAAACTTGATATCTTCCGTTAAGCCGTTCTTGCCAGGGTGATAATGCAATATATCATTTACACCATTAACAGCTTCAGTTAGCTGAATCTCAAACAGGTCAATAATTGCAGTTGGCGCAAGGCGCAGCAGCTCTTCTGCTAACGGCTCAAACGACAACCACGTAATATCGTTGTCTTGCAGTTCAGTCGCAATCTTGAACGGAAACGATGGCTCGTTTTCAGGAAAGGTTGCATAAAATTCTTCAGTATCTGATTTAGGTTTCTCGCCAGGGGCAACAGCACGTAATTGAATGCACTTAAAAGCAAGAGTGTTGCCCTTTGATGGATTGGCACGAACTACATCCCCAATCGCATACTCTCTATTAGCTTGCCAAGCGTGAATCGACTTGGTGCCGTCAACGTTGTAATACGGATAGGCCATCAGGTCTCAAAGACTTGCTCAAACGTAGCCGTAACAGTAGCCCGGTTCAAATATGGAATCGACTTTGACCATTCACGACAAACAAACTTGCTGCTACTGCTTTCACCTGGTGGCGTGAAGTTAAAACTTTCAACTGCAGCGCGTGCATCCAGAAATGCTTCGATTGTGTCAGCGTCAGTCTCTGACACTTCAAAGGTCAGGTTATAGACCTTCGGGTTCTGCTGTATCCCAAACTGCGCACGCTGCTGGTAGCCACTACCAAACTGAATTGCACGCACACGAGGCGCACTGCGCTTCTGCACGCCATAAGTCGGGTTGATTGAAGGAAAGGTAGCCATTAGCTCAGTAAGCCTCCAGGACGTTTTTGCTTAACCAGCTCAGCTTGCACAGCTGCACCAATGGCAGCACCCAGTGCCTTTGCGTTTGGCTGATTGCCTTGTGCTTGTGTTCCAGAAGCATCGACATTTACAACAACGTTAGCTCCACCAAAGCTGCCTGCTGGGGCGACGCTTCCTGTCCTGCCAGGCGTAAACAATTCAGGGCCTTTCTCTCCTACGACATAAGACCTGCCACCCATTGCAGTGCCGCCATTAGCAAGGAACCCTGAAAACAAAGATCCTAAAATGCCACTCCCTCCCGCAAGAGTTCCGGTTATGTTGCCAAAGAAAAGCATGTTACGAGCGACCTGCAACATCTGATTGGCAAGATCATTAAGCAAGCTTGTCGCAGCATCAGCCAAAGATGTTGTGCCATCTACTGCACCTTTAAGGGCATCAACAACGCCATCGGCAATCGTGTCACCGATGCCTTGGTAAACGTTCTTTAATTCATCAGCGCGTTTCTTTTCTTCTGACTGGGCTTTTCTTAGTGCATCTGCTTTATCCTTGTCTGCCTTGATATTATTTTCTGTTTGCACCTGTTGATCGAACAATGCTTGCGTACCTTTCTTTACGCTATCAACGATGTCTGAATTAGCTTTAGTTCGTAAATTTTCAAGGTTTTCTAGGTCAATTTGAAGTTGTATTTCTCTTCTTTGCTCATTAGTCTTTGCAGCCGCTAGCTTAGTCTGCTCTTCTAATGTTTGTTTTTGCTCTTTAAGTCGCAGAACAAGCTGTTCAGCATCTGATAATTCAATGGGCCCGGACGATTTTCCCGTCTTTTGTGATTTTTGATTTAACTGTTCCAAAAGAGAATTGATTCGTGCTTGCAAAGCAGCAATTTCGGGATCAGGACCTGTTGGTGTTGTTTGCTTACTACCTTGCTGTGCTAACGCTTCACGCCTGTTAAGTATTAACTGACGCATTGCCTTAACGGTTTTCAAGACATCATTGCGTAGCCTGCCAAAATCACCTTTTCCGGTAAACCTAAATGCAGCCCTGCTTGCTTCATCAAGAGCACCTTCTAACTTCAAAAGATCAGTTTCAGACTGTGCTAATTCAGGGCGCAAGGTCCCAACCGCTTTTTTGAGAGAGATAAATGCGCTTTCGCTGGCAGTTCCGGTGCTTGCAGCAGCCTGCAATGCTGCCGCTGACCTGCTAAGTGCACCAGTTGCTAAGTCTGAGAATTTAGAGATTGCAGTTGATGTTGCTGAAATTATGTTATTTACGCCTGTTAAAATATTTTTTAATGCAGGGCCTAATACTGTGTCTAACGATCTGGTAACGTTGCCAATGTTATTGATAATTGAACTGACCTGTGAAGATACAGTGCCGCCAAGATCTTTGGTCGCTTTTTCTGCAGCGCCAGCTGAATTTTTTTGATTGTCTAGGCTCGTGTTGAATTTCTCCAGCCCATCATTAGCCAATGGCAAGATCGTCGCTACCGCTTCGACGCTGCCAAACAGCTTAGTCAGCGCAACTTCGCTACCACCAGTCTTTTCAATAACATCCGCCAAGAAACCTCCAAATCCTTTCGTCTTGATTGCAGCCGAACTAAATTCAAGGCCCAAAAGTTCTGATGTTTTGCGTGCTTCTTCAGTCGGTTTGATTACACTTGCAATCGCTTGCCGCAAACCAGCAAAAGTTGATTCAACAGGAACACCAGTTGCAGTAACTGCAGATATTGCAGCATTCAAGTCTTCAATTCCAACACCTGCCGCAGCAGCAATAGGTGCTACACGACCAATCTGTTGTGCATATTGTGCAACAACAATTTTGCCGTCATTTTGCGTTTGGATAAATCCATCCACAATTTTTGACGCCTTGTCAGATGATAAACCGTAAGCATTAAGAACAGAAGTGGTTGCATCAGCAACAGTGTTCAAATCTGATAAGCCACCAACTGCCCCAAGCGTTGCAGCCTTTAAAATATTTGCTGCTGATGCCGCATCGTTAAAACCTGCAGAAGCAACGTCATAACTTGCCTCAAGTAATTGTGTTTGACTTACAAGCCCTTTTGTTTCATTGCTGACTGCAAGTAACTGACGTTGCAGCTTTTCAGAATTAACGCCAAGCGTTCTTACTGCGGCTGCAGCTTTGTCAGCCTCGACAAAGCCCTTGAAATATCTTCGTACTAGTTCAAACTGAGCGAAGCGTACGCCAAGCTTGCCGACAGAACTCTGCAAGAGATTTGTGGCTTTATTAACCCGAGTGAGTTCCCGTACCGCATTGCGGCCATCAACCCTCAGCTCGATGTTGGATACTCCCACGGCTCACGCAAGCAATGTTTTTATTTTACCGCCGACCCATTTTTGCGCGATTTATTGCTTTTTCTTCTTGCTCTCGCTTTACTTCGTAGAAAGCAGCAAAATGCACAAGCTCCGCATCGGTTAATTCCGTGCGAAGCCTGCTTACGGTCATGCCTAATTCGCAGGCCAGGAAGAACTCAAAATAAGTCCAACTGTCCTGCTTTAGTCGTTTTTTGCATCTTCAATGCTGGCTTCTTGACCAATACCAAACAAGAACAGCTCAATGTCGTTCAGCACAGATTCAGGAAGCTTGTGCTGGAGTTTTGCAGCATCAGCAGCAGCAAACGCCTTCGTGCCGTCTTCAAGCTCAGCCATTTGACACAGCATCTGCGTGCTGATGTCCAGTGCCTCATCAGTACCAGCCAGCTGCTGTGCTTTCTTACGGTCTGCGCGTGTGATCGGTTTGAAATACAGATCGACGATCTTTTTGCCGTCTGCGTTCTTGAGTTCAAACTTCCGTCGCTGGTTGAGGTCAAACGCCCCAACCAGCAGATCTACGGTGCGATTTGAAGCAGGCATTTAAGCGACTTATTTGTCACTTAAACTATAGCCTTTTTACTCCAGATTGGAAGTGATAGTGCTGCTGGTAATGAAGCTGCAGGACACAATAACCAGCTCACCAACGGTAGAAGTGATTTCCATGTCAGTGATGATTCCGCCAAAAGCGACAGAATCTGTGCCAGCCGAAGATCCAGTCGTGAACAGCTCAAACGACGCATCAGCGGAGTCGCCAGTTTTGATTATGTCTTCGATCAAACCAGCTTGCCCAGTGGCATCAGGGTCATACACCAGCTCAACTGTGCCAGAACCACTAATCAGGCTGCCAACAAATTGACGAAAAGTGTTGCCATGCACAGTTGTATCCAAGGTTTCCTTGGTGACTGTCAGGCTCCAGCTACGAGTGCCGACAACAGTTGCAAGGCTGCCTGAACCAGTTTCAAACTGAACAGATCCAGACTCGCCGCGAATGGTAGCCATGGTCAGAGTTCCTCGATGAATTCAAAGGTCACACGGACCTGTGTTTGGAAATAGCCCTCAGGCGATGCGGACACCACTTCAGGACCGATTGGCGCATCGAAGAAAACCCCCGACACTATGACTCGATTATAGAGATCACGAATCCGCTTGCCTATTGTGTAGTTTGCGCCAGCACCAACGCCAGCAGGCGTGAAGATATTGATGACAATAATACCAACAATGCGATTTTGAGAATCAGATGTTAATCCCTGACTTAGGTATTCATTGGCGCCAAAGTTAAACAGACATTGGACCCAAGATGAATTGGGTGTTGGAGAATAAGAGACATTATTGAATACAACAGGAATTGCAGGCGATGATGCAAGCTCTGTAGCAAGCCTTGCTTCAATCGTTGCACGAATAGTGTTTAGATCTGCTGCTGCCATTAACCTTGCCTCTTGATTTTTTCATATTGTGATCGTACATAGGCTTGCATTTGTTTGCCGATAAGATCAACCCAACCTGCATCAGCTTGTGGGCTGTGACCATTTGCCAGTGGTTCTGCGTACGGCAGATTGTTGTGAATGCTGTAATAATTGCCTAGTTTTTCTTGCCCGGCATTGTAATTTGATCCTTTCAATGGTGCTGGCGTTCCCTTGTAATCACCTGGCGGTGCAGGCGTGCTGTTGTTTGCATTTTCACCAACCTGCCAACTAACGCGGAATCTGCCAGTATCAACAGGACTGCTTTGCTTTAATTTTGAGTCAGTTTCAAGTACCGTAACACGCAGTAATTGCTCAATTTGACCTTCCATATAATCAGCAATCTTTGCTAGCTTGATTTCTTTTGCCATCATCAAGCCCTCAAAAATAACTGATATACAATCGCCTGATTAGCTTGCTCAATAATTTCAACACGCACGACTTGATGCGTCACGTCGTTAATTAGCACCCTATCATCAACTCCTGGGGCAGCAGACAATGCAGATGCTGCAACCGTTAGCTTTTTGTCATCACCCCGCACAAGGTCATTGACCTCAGATGAATTTACATCCTCCAGCACACCTTTAATGGTGATATTTTCCAAGCCAATGGCATGGCTAGGCACTGTGCCAGTCGTGGTGTCATAGTCACCTGTCGTGACAAACTGAATCGTGACATCACCGCCAAACTTGGTGATGGCCTTGTTGGCAACCTTGCGCAGCGAATCAGCCAGTGCCATCAGATCTTGTAGGCAATACAAGCCCCATTCTGGAGCTGGATGCTGGTGAAGTAACCCTCAAGAGCAGTGCTTGCATCAACAGTCGCACCAGCAAAATCGTTATCCGTCACGTTTTCGCTCAGGATTTCGGTGATTGTGCTGCTCTCGTAAAAGGCGATATACGAGAATTGACCAGTATGAACCGCTGTGTCGTTAATGACCTCAGCGCCGATGGTGTAGTCAACTGGTGCGTGTCCGCCGGTAAGTTTCGTCATGATCAGATTTTGTAAGCGATGACAGCACCACCGTTGTTGAGGGTGAATGCGGTGAATACTCCTTGGATTTCAAACCCTGCTGGTAGTCCTTCATCCAAAATGCTGTTGCCAGTCCAGTTGTGAACCGTCAGTGCATCAAAGCTGGTGTTGTTCTTTAGGATGACGATCCGACGCCAACGACCAGTTTGTGCATCCGTTGAATTAACGAAATCAGCGCCAATGCTGTAAGACGGATCAATAGAAGTTTCGTAAGGCATGATCAGCTCCGTTTCACAGCAATGTTGCCTGGTCCACTAATTCTAAGCCCTGTCAAATAACGTTCGATGATTGGCGGAATACGATCTGCACCAACAGCACCAGACTTGTCAGGCGTCACGTTAATAGGACCAACCTGCACGTTCTTATAGTCTTCTAAGCCGCTAAGGCCAATACCGTCTTTGTTGTTGTTCAGGTACACCGCAAGGATTGCTTGCGCTTTTTTGACCTGATCAGGAATTTCCGTATCAGTGAAATAATCAGTTGTAATCCTGAACGGAAAGCCGACTGCATAGGTGTTGATATACGTGTCAGGCTTGCGAACACCAGTGCGCGGCCATTGCAATGCTTGCGTATCAGTGACCCTTGCGCCTAAATAACGTTCACGATCAAGACGTTGCGCTGCAGTGTAAAGCGCACGATTCTTTTGATCATCAGTGGCTGAAGCCCATGCAGTCACGTCAGAATCTTCAACCAAGCCATCAACGATGTCGTTGGCATCACTGAGCGTCAAATAAGTGTTGGCACTTGCCCCGCCAACCGTTGCATCAAGTGTGATTGCCATCAGGTTTCTCCGGCTTGGGCTTTACTGTCCTTCGCCTTTTTGGCTTTGGCTCTGTTGTGATTTTAGGCTCAGCATTAGAAAAAGAGGCCACTGCTGAAGCAGTAGCCTCACGTTCACGCATTCGCCGGAAAGCGAATAAACCCATCAGGAAGCAGAAGCTTTGATCACAGCGTAGTTGATCACAACTGCTTCGCTAAGTGAACTTGTGCTCACGTTGCCAAGACTGAGATCGAAAGATCCAGCAGCAACAGCGCCAACAGTCAGGGTATAAGACCCAGAAGTACCGCCAGAGGCGATAGAAGCAATCACCACATCAGTGGCAGCAACTTCACTGTTGGTCACGGTGAAAGTCACTTCGGCAGCAGCTGCAAGTGCAGCGTCGTCCATTGTGATTTGACCGCAGGGCTGGTTCAGGGTGACACCAGTAGCTTTGCCGCTGGTATCAGCTTGGGTAACAGCACCACCGGAAACGTATCCGATTGCCTTACCCGCAGAAACCTCAAAAGAAGAAGCCATGATTAGTTACCTCCTCAATCGAAGTTAGAAGTGACAGTTGCACGCACGATACCAATGTTCTTGGTTTCGTACACCTTCGACCAGTTGCCGATGGTTTCCAGTTGTGCGCGAGTCGGGTTCGTGGTGGTCACGCCCCACTTAGCACCAACAGGGTGGTAGCAGTAGTGAAGGTCGATGGACATTGCATCGGATTTCGCTAATATATCGCGATCAGTTTCCGACTGAAGTGCAAGCTGTTCGCCAGAGGCAACAGCACCTTCGGTGAAGAAGTAAACGGCAAACTTCTTGTTAGGAGAAGTGCCGCTGGTTTGCACATCATCGCTAACCAAAACCCTGAGCCCCATAAATGTGGGGACAGAAACGTTGCCGAATGCGTTTGCAGTTGAACCCTGAGTTGCGTCAGAGTCAGCAGCGCCAGTGTTGTCGTAGATGAAATCAATGGCACGACGCTCAACCAAGTCGTAGTACACATTGCTGTGCATACAAATGGCAGAAAGCTTGTCGCCTTGATCACCCAAGATTGCACGGGCTTCAGCAACGTGACGGGGAGACAATGCAGTCTCACCAGATCCACCACCGTCAATGGTCAGTGCTTGGAAAGAAGCAGAAGCGTTGTCAGTACCAACAGCACCGAAGATACCGCCGAGGCAAGACAGCAGATCCTTTTGACGCTGGTTAGCAACGTAATCAGCGATCTTGGCACCAATGGCAGCCATAGGATCAGAACCAGCAGCAAGTGCTGCTAGGTCACGCGCTTCAAATGCACGACCACGGTGCAGGATCACACCAATTTGCTTGTCAGCAGTGATCTTGCCAGGAGTCAGTGAAGAGCTGTCAGACAGAACTTCAAAGTCACCGGAAAGATTTGCTTTCCAGAAGGGAACATTGACAAAATCACCGCCCTCGGTGGCATTCAGCTCAGCCATCGGCTGCACCACACCGGAAGCCAAAAAGGCATCACGCTGAGTGGTCTGCTCGATGACGTAAGGCGTAAATACCTCGGGGATGATGATGTCAGAGCGAAGAGTCGCC